CTTGAAACCGAAGTTGAACGTGCGTTCGTCGATCGGTTCGATGGTGAAGTCGTCGAGCGAGAACCCGTCGCGCCCGTCCTTGCCGTCCTTGCCCGGCTCGCCGTCCTTGCCGAGCACCGGCCCGAGCGTGTGACAGGCCCCGTCCGACAGCGTGACGACCAGTTGCCCATCACGGTCGATCACCGCCCCGGCTACGCCAATCCCACACTCGCCAGGATCACCACGTTCGCCCATCCTTCCGGGCTCGCCCTGCATCCCATCGATGCCGTCCTTGCCCGCCAGCCCCGGCTCGCCTGGATCGCCCTGTAGGCCGCGCTCACCCTGTAGGCCGCGCTCGCCGACGCCTCCCGGCTCGCCCTGCGGCCCCGCCGCGCCGTCCGCGCCGCGCTCACCGGCCGCGCCAGCCTCACCGGCCGGTCCCTGCGGCCCCGGCTCGCCCTGCAAGCCGCGCTCGCCCGGCGGACCCTGCACCGGCTCGCGCGCCTCAAGCTCGGCAATCCGGGCGAGCAATAGGCCCATGCGGTGCTCAAGCGGCTCGATCGCCTTGGCGACCGATTCCGCGATTTGATCCCGAACGACCGGCGCGAAGCCAGCCGCGACCGCGCTGATGGCGGCGTGGCTCAATCCGTTGCTGCTTGTAGAAATTTGCGTAACTCCCAATTTGCCAGCACCGTGATCGCTGCCAAATCGGCTTCATCGACCTCGATATCCTTGGCCGGTTGAGGTTCGGCGGGCGGCGGCGGCGTGGGGGGCGCTGGTGGGGGGGGGGGCTTCGCTGGTGCGAACGGATCGGCTTGGGCGTCGCGCTTGGCCAAGGCTTCAAGCGAGTAATTTTGTTGCTGGAGATACGGACCATTGCCGCCCGGTGTCGGCACAAGGTTCAAGCGCGCTCGGGCTTCGTTCGGCGATTTGATGCCAGCCTTGACGGCGTTCGCCTCCGTCTCGATCAGGGTCTTGTCGTCCATGCGCAGGAGATCGTCGAGATCGAACCATGTGCCGTAGTTGTGGCCGTCGACATCGACCAGCCCCAAGCCCTCATCCAACAGAAGCTCGATACTCTCGAAATGCTTTTGCAGCGTTTGGCTGTAATACTGCTGATTCAGCCATTCCATGTTGTTGTAGCTCGGCGGATCGCCGACTTGAACCATGTGCGGCGGCACGCCGAACGATGAACAGACCATTTTTGCCGAGATGCCAAGCTGTTCGATCAGTTGCGCGTCGACAAAGTCCATCTGCATCGTTTCGAATTTCAGCCCGTCGCCGACGACAGCCACCTTGCCGGAATTCTGTCCGCTGAATGCTGACTCGTAGGTGACCTTTAGCCGTTCCTCGGTTTCCTTGCTGATCTTGCCCGGCGCGCTCAAGATGCCGCTTGGCCGCGCGCTGTTCGCAAAGAACCGTGTCGATGTCCGCTGAATGTTGATGCCGTGAATGGCCGCCAGCGCGGCCGGTGACATCGGCGACAAGCCGCATAGCGGATGGAATTTCAACGTCATCATGTCGTGGATGATTTCGGTCGCAGGCACGGTGACCTTATCGGTCGCGATGCCGCTCAAATTGTCCACGGACAATTCGTAATAGACGCCACCTTCGGGCGCGACCAGCAACCGCACGCGCGTCGGATCGAGCACGTACAGGGCGATCACAACACTGCGCGCGTCGCGCTCTTTGAGGATGTAGGCGTTGCCCGCCATCAGTTTCGAGAACATCCATGCCTCGAAAAACTGAATGCGTGTCTGGTAGTGGTTCGGCTTGCGGATCACCGGGCTAAACGCGGGCGCGGCGACCTCCGTCCAAATGCCGTTGCTGTCTTCCTCGACCAATCGCAGACGGCACTTGGCGATGTCAGATGCGATGCGATCGACGCACGCATAGACCGCATGGAAGCTCAACATATTTTCCGGGCGGGCTTCCATGTTGCGTTGCCACGCGCCAGTAAACGGCTCGCCGATGATTGGAAACCACCAACTGCCGCGATCGCTCGGCTGCGACGGCGTGAACGTGTAATCCTTGCGCACGAACAGGCTTTTCGCGAGCGCAGGAAGGTTGAAGCGCATCACTCGTCCTCGGCGCGCATGTCCATGCGGTGATAGCGGGGATCGTCCTTGCGCGGTCGACCGCGTCCAAAACGCTGCGGTGCGTCAGACGCCCATCCCTTGCCGCGCCAGATTATCGCTTCCTTGTCACTGCAATCGAACTCTTCACCGGCTCGCATCGCGCGGCCGTGAATTTCCTTGGGCACATTCAGAACCAGTCTCGGCATCACACGAACTCCGAAAAAAGGGGGAGAGTAGCGAGGGGCCAGGATTGAGGAAGGCGCAAATCCAACCGCGCCACCCTCCCCAAGAGTTAGCTTACGAATAGTTCGCGGCAGAGATGTACTGCACAGCGTTTGCTCTGCGCAAACGCCAGTTGATGAACCTTTCCGCTTTGATGGCGATCATGTTATTTTGCCAAAGCGATGTGAGCACGGTCGACGCCGTTGCGGGCGAGTCAGGTGTCGACTCCATCTGCAACGATGCTTCACGGCTCGCATCAATCGTCACTTGCCCGTCGTCGGCCAACAGAATTTCGCTGGCCTTGGCCAAGATGATCGGGAAGCCTTCCGATGGTGAGCCAGTCGTTGACGGGATATTCTCCGACGACACGACAGGGATGCCTGCGAAAGTGCCGCCGTTCACGTTGATGCCCGCAAACTCGGGTTGACCGAGCGTGTTGTTCATCAGCCCGATCCGCATTGCGGTGCCTTGCGTCATCAGCCACACGGCACTCGCAAGCGACATATTCGCATTGAGGAACGCTTGCATCAGCCGGGCAACGTCCGCGCGCAGCGCCGCCGCGTTGGTGCCGCTCGGCGTGATCGGTGTGATGCCGTTTGTGATCGACGCGGGCGAGATGCCTGTTGCCGCTTTCGACGGATCGACGAACTGCGCATCCATGAACTGGATGATTGCAGCCGCCAACTCATCACGCACGATCGCTTCCGCAGACGGCGAAGAGAACCGGACCAACTCTTCGGTGAGCGGGATGATCCCCGCGATCTTGGTGAAGTCGAGCGTGATGGAGTCGAACGCGAGCGCCGATAGTGGCTTGGGAGCGCCTTCGCCGACCCAATTGACGGTCGCGCCGCCGGTCATACGCGGCACCCTGATCTTGAACGGCACATGACGCAGGCCGGGAATGCGACCAAGGATCGTCAGCGGGCGCAGATATTCGGCAAACGCACTGGTGAGGTTCTGATACTGCACCAGCGGGCCTGCCCAAGTCGCGTCAGTTGTGGTGCCGACAGCAACCGCCGCCTTGCACATCTCGGCGACTTCCGGCGACTCTGCCATCCATTGCTCGTTGGATTTGGCGATCTCTGCCGCCATCATCAGATTGCCTTGCGCGCGCGCCTGGGCGAGCACGAAGCGCACGAAGGGGCGCCACGGCTCGATTTCACGCTGGCGAACGTGAATCGGCGTCGTTCCGCCGCCGCGACTTGCCGCCGCTTCGGCTGGATCGGCGCCACGGACAGGAGCGGCACGCGTGACGCTGATCCGCTCCATGTCCTGCAATCGACCGATGTGCTTGTCGAGTTGATCGACTTCCGCCTTGAACTCGGTCCATTTGGTATCCTGCTCGGTGTCGAGGGCTTCGCCCTTTTCGTCGGCAGCATCCATCAGCGCAGTCATCTGCGCCGTCAAACTCGATCGCCGCGCTTCGGCTTCGCGCAGCTTTTCCTGATTTGTCCTAGGCATAGTCCGCTCCTTAATCTTCAATGGGGGTTTAGGTGGAATCCCGGCAGCGCCAACGTCCCGCTGCTTGCCAGCCCGCAATTCCTCATCGAGCGAACGGACCATCGAAATAGTCGCGTCTTGATTCGCGGGAATTGTTACAACGCTTAGTTCAAGCCAGTCCCAGTCTTTGATTCTAAGACCGCCCTCTTTCATGATCTCGTAGCTGTTGACGGTGAAGCCGATGCTTAGGCCCGATGTCAGCCCGAGCTTCGTCGCCTGCCATGCTTTGTCGGTGATGTTTTTCAACTCACCGGGTTCATCGACCTTGGCGAACTTCGCCGTGATCGGAATGCCGTCCTTGTTCGGCTTCGCGGCAGTGACCCAACCGACCGGCTGGCGGCTGTCGTGCTGCCACAGCAGCGGCATCGGCAGCTTGAACTTCGCGCCCTCCGACTCGACGATGTCGCCCATGCGATCGGTCGACGGTGTCGACGCGATGCCGGTGATGATGCGCTCGTCTTCCTTCACCGACTTGATGCTAAGAATCGAATAGGCGCGATTGTCCATCGCACGCCTCCTATGGATGTGGGGACTTGACGGGAAACGGCCGATCTGTATCGTTTGATCTGCCTGTCAGACTTTCAACGCCTTTGAATCCGCGCGCGTGATATCGGTCCCGACCTCTCTGACAGGCGGTCGGGACCGTGCACGCCGGTCTTTGACCTAATGGCCTGTCAACACTGCGGCAACGAACTGACCGGGAAACAGCAGTTCTATTGCTCTGACCGCTGCGGTCGCAACGCTCAAAAGTCGCGGCGGAAACGCTTTGGCCCAAATCCAGAATGGCTACCAGCCGACCGACTGTGCGTCAGGTGCGGAAATACGATGTTCAACGTCTTTCCAGATCGCAGGAATTGCGAGGCATGCTCGTTGGCGATTGCTCGCATCCGCTACGCAGAAAAACGGCAAGCTAAACCGTGCGCGACATGCTGGCGCGACTTACCAAAATGGCGCAGCAAATATTGCTCACAGCAATGCCGAAACTCAACACCCCAAAAAACGGTGCACGTTAATAAAATTCCAACGTTGCGAGACTGCGAAAACTGCGGGAATAAATTTGCCACTCACCATTCAAGATTTTGTTCTGCTAAGTGCAGATACCAACACAAAGACCGCAATCGGCGGCCACGTCACCGTAAATCCGGGGAAAGTCGGGAATATTATTTCAGCGCCGATCTGCTCACACAAAGACGCAAGCGCCGCGCGCTGATAATCGCGGCAAGGCAGGTTTACCACGAACTTATCGGCGAAAAGCCGACGCGAGAAAAACCGTTTGTAACGTTGGCC